GCGACCATGCTCGACATTACGCGCCTGGTCGAACAAGGGCTCTCTGCGCACCGCAAGAAAGCTGCGGAAAACGCCACCCAGCACTAGCTTGAAATTCGTTTTTCTGAGAGGAATATCAAATGCTTTTCCATGATTTGCGCCCCCGAGCGAATCGTCTGATTTACCGCGCGCTTGAGCGTCATTATTTTTGGGCGTCCGAAAATCTATCGGGCGATTGGCTTTGCCGTTTGACCGATCGCTATTGCGACGCCGTCCATCGGCTGCGCATCCGGTTTTCACCGCGTCGCTTGCCCTTCGACGGCTGGCGCCCGCTCTCCCCCCGATATTGGGAATTGGAGATTGCCCAAGAGGAAGCCACTCGGGCCGCGCGCGCCGGCGACCCTCCCGCATGGCCCTTCGCCCCCGATCTCGTCTCAGGGCCCCGCCCTCCCGATTACAACGACGGGACGCGGGACCATGTCTAAGCCGATCGCGATAGATTTGTGCTGCGGGCTGGGAGGCTGGACGGAGGGGCTGCTTGCTGAAAAATATGATGTTTTCGGTTTCGATATTGAAAACCATATTTACGGCGAGCACCGCTACCCCGCACAATTGATCGTGCAGGATATTTTGACGATTCACGGCTCTCAATTCAAGGATGCGGCACTCATCGTTGCTTCGCCCCCATGCCAAGAATATTCCTACATGGCAATGCCTTGGAAGCTCGCCAAAGCGAAAGCCGCAGCTATTCGCGCGGACCATACCGGCGCCGCGCTTGAACGTCTCAATCGTTTGTTCAATGCCTGCTTTCGCATCCAGCGCGAGGCTTGCGAAGCGGCCGGGCGTCATATCCCGATGGTGGTCGAGAACGTGCGCGGCGCCGAGCCCTGGGTCGGCCGGGCGAAATGGAAACACGGATCGTTTTATCTTTGGGGCGATATCCCAGCTCTTATGCCTGTTGTGATGAGCGCAACAAAAGTGCCGGGCTTCCGTTTCGACGGCAGCGGTAAGAGTTTCCAGACGGCCTCCGTCCTTCATCACAGCGATGACGACGGCAGAAAGATCGGCGGCGATTGGTTTAGCGACCCGAAATCGACTTGCCGTCGACACGGCTCAAAATCGAAAGGCCGCAAGATGGCCAGCGCCATGATTGCCAAAATCCCCCTGCCGCTGAGTCGGCACATCGCGCGCGTCTACCGATGAAAGCCAAAAAAGCAGATTGGGAAGCAATCGAGCGCGATTTTCGCATGGGCCTTGGAACCGTGCGCGAAATCGCTCGCCGTTACGAAATCCCCCATACGACAATCAGCCGGCGCGCCGCCTCGAAGGGATGGACACAGGACAAGAGCGCCGAAGTCCGCGCTCGCGCCCGCGCCAAAATGCTCGTTGTCCAAAACGCACCACAAACGCACCAGAAAGAAAAAACGCACCAGAAAGAAAATCGAGGGGAGCCAAAAGATGCCGACCTCGACGCCGCGGCCGACGAACAGGTTTCAATTCACCGCGCCCATCGAAGCATGGGGGCCGGGTTTCGCTCGCTCGCAACGGCCCTCCTCGCCGAAGCTCAAATGGCGACCGCCAACATCGGCGATATTCAAGAGGCGATCGACGACGAAACGGCGCGGGACAAGACGAGCGTCCGCCGCACGATGATGATGCGCGCGGTTTCGTTGCCATCGCGCGCCGCCGCGCTGAATTCCTTGACCTCCTCGGGCCGCAACATTCAATATATCGAGCGCCTGTCGCATAATCTGGCTCCCGCGCTTCCCCAGGACGAAGGCGCGCGCGATACAGGCCCCTATCAGGTCGTCCAGTATGACGACATTGTCGAGAAGCCCTACAAACCGAAGGATGCGCAGAAATGAGAGTCGACGAATTCAGCGGCAAGGTCGGCGAGAAAGTCGAGCGGCGCACGGCCAGAATGAGTGAGGCCGGAATCCGCAACATTTGGAATACGATATGGTATTGGCGCTCGCCGGATGTCGCCGAAATTAACCCTCCCCCCTTCCCCGGAATCGCCGCCCTTGAAGAATCGCATCCCGACGGCCTGATTATCCTCGGGGTCAAAATCGAGGTCGTGGAATGAGAAAGCAGCCGAGCGCTCGACGCTGGATAAAGCGCGCGCGGCTCGGGAAATTAATTCCTCTAGAGGCGCTCCAAAATCATCCTCGACTGCTCGAGCGGTTTGACGCCGTTCATTATTGGGATTCGAATGCCTATAGGCTGGTCGGCAAGATTTGAAACCCATCCCGCACAATTGGGCTCCTCGCCCCTATCAGCGCGCCGCATGGGGCTATCTGGCCGCGGGGGGGCGGCGCGCATGCCTCATCTGGCATCGCCGCTCCGGCAAGGACGACGTGGGCCTCCATCGCATCGCCGTCGAGAGCGTCAAGCGCGTCGGCTCTTATTGGACGATGCTCCCCGAATATTCCCAAGGCCGGAAGGCAATCTGGACGGCGGTCAACCCGAAAACCGGCAAGCGCCGAATCGACGAAGCGTTTCCGCCATGGATGATCGCCAACAAAAACGACCACGAAATGTTCATCCGCTTCACTAACGGATCGACTTGGCAAATCGTCGGCTCCGATCGCTATGACGCGGCCGTGGGGTCGACGCTGGCGGGCATCGTCTTTTCCGAGTGGGCATTGAGCAACCCAGCCGCATGGGCCTATCTGGCGCCCATCCTCGTTGAATCTGACGGCTGGGCGATGTTCATCACGACGGCGCGCGGGCGCAACCATGCGAAATCGCTCCTCGACGTGGCGCGCAAGCAGATGGCGGCCGGAAAGGACTGGTTCGCGCAAGTCCTCACAGTCAAGGATACCGGCTTCCCGCTCGAACGCGTCGAGGAGCAGCGCGTCGAATATCATGGGATTTTCGGACAAGACGAAGGCGACGCGTTGATTGAACAGGAATATTTTTGTTCTTTCGAGGCCGCCGTGCTCGGCTCGTTCTATGGCAAGCAGATGGCCGACGCCGATCGGCTGGGCCATATTCGCAGCGTCCCCCTCAATCTCGACCTCCCGGTCGATACCGCCTGGGATATTGGCGTCTCGGCGGGCAACGAAATGTCGGTTTGGTGCTTCCAACGCTATCCCGACCACCTAGACGTTGTGGATTATTTGGAGGAAAACGGAAAAGGGTTTGACTATTTCTGCGGCGAGCTTGATCGTCGGGGCTATCACGGAATCGATTTCGTTCCGCACGATGCAAGGGTCCGCGAGGCCGGGGCTCCCGGCGCTCGAACCCGCATCGAGACGATGATTCTCCTCGGACGCAAGCCCGAGCTTGTCGCAAATCAGACCATTGCGGACGGGATTCATGCTGCGCGAAAAACTATTCCGCTCTGCCGCTTTGATGATGTCCGGACCAAACGAGGCTTGGACTGTCTACGCGATTACAGGCGCGAGTGGGACGATAAAAATCTCGTCTTCAAAAAGACTCCTCTTCACAATTGGGCGTCGAATGGGGCGGATAGCTTCCGTTACCTGTCGATCGCGTGGCGGACCCCTGTTGCCGCCCAGCCTCAAGGCCCGAAACTGTCCTTTAAGCCCCTGCCTCAAATGACCTATGACGAATTCATGGACATTGAGGATTCACCGAAAAAGGAAAAACGCATATGATTGATTTGCCTGAAACTGCCGCCGCCGGCTTGACTGTGGGAACGGTGCTGCGGGGTATTTCTCCGGCCCCCTATTACGGCGATGGCAAAGTGAAAGCCGCGCCGAACGACATGCAGGCGCGCGCCGCCAAAATGAACGGCGCGCAAATCAATCCAGACGAGCAAGCCGCGGAACCCTCAGACCATCTGCGGTCTCGCCTCAATCGTCTGGTCGAATTGGCCGATCGCGCTCATTTGCTGGCGAGCGAGGCCGAATCGATCGAGGTCAAGCTTTTTGGCCCCGGGCCGCCGTCCGCGCTGGGCGTCGAGGCGCCCCGCGCGCCAGCCGGGAGGTCCGAAGCCCCGCCGCTCGCCGAGCGTTTCGGCGATGTCGCCCGCGGGATTGACGGCGCGCTTGATCGCCTCCATACGGCGTTGTCGCGGATTTCTCGACACGTCGATTAGAACGCGTCCGCCCGGGATATCTCCTGCATCGGGAGCATTGGCAACGGCAAGCGTGCAAGGCGCTACAAGGCGAGGTTCGGGTCGGGCGGCCGTAATGGGTCATTGATCCCGTGAAACCTCGCAAACCAGTGCAAATTAGGGAGCTGGGGCATGATGGAGATTATGGGCAGGAAAGAAGCGCTCGCGCTCGGGCTGAAGCGGTACTTCACCGGCAAGCCGTGCAAGCGCGGCCATCTGGCCCAGAGACTTTTATGCGGTCGCTGCGTGGCTTGCAGCCGCGAGTCATGCCTGAAGTACTGAAGGAACTTGGCATTCAACTTTAGGAGGTAATCAATGCTCAACACGCAAACCCAATTACGTCGCGGTCACACGCAAACATCCTACGATAGCTACAACTTGCGGGCGTTCGTCGCAAAGATAATCGTCGCGCATCATCGCGCTGGCCTTGATGAGCTTTACAAGCTCGTCACCGAGCTTTACAAGATCGTCACCGAGGCGATGATTGACGAAATGGAGCGCGAGCCGTCCGCCGCACGCCGCGAAACCGTGGAGCGCATCAAGGCTCAAATCCTCCTCCTCGCCCTCACCATGCCCAACGGCAAGCCCATGTCCGATTGCACAGGTCAGGAAATGGCCAGCTTCGGCGCCGCCTATGGCCGCATCGCTGCGAAGGTCGGCAAAGCCAAGACGGTCGGCTCCGTGTTGAGCGAGGAAGAGGTTCGCAAGCTTGTGGGTGCCAAATGAACCGCCGGTCATTGCTCCGCTGGCTTGGCCTTCGGCCATGACCTACGCCCAAGTCCGAGAGCTTTTCAAAAGCCTATTTCTGCAAGAATATCGCGATCCCGCGCGCCCTGGCTTCACGGCGCCGGAATTCCAATTGCTCATGCAGCGGGCGCGCGACGGAGAAAAGCAACATCTTATGGCCGTCGTCGCATTCTCCGGTCGCGGCGTTCAAGTCAATATAGCAATCCTATGGACTTTGAGCGACGACCGCGAAATGGTCGAGCGCAAGTTTCATCACGGGTGCGCCAATCTGCGCAATGCGATCGTCGGGCATTTTCAGGCGATCGAAGCCGCCGAAGCACGCCATAGGGCAAAGCATCCTGTGGAAGCCGCTGCGATTGATGCCGGAATGGCCGAGGGCCGCTTGCATGACGAGCCCGGCGCAGCGTAGAAGAAACGACGCTGGCGAGGCTCCCAATGGCTGACAACGATACTTCGGGAGTCCAAGGCGACGAAAATCCTTGGATCACCCTCATTCGCAAGTCGCAAAAAGCGCGCGGAATGGAGAAATGGTTCGAGGCTTGCAGGAAAATCAGAGACGTTTACCGGTATGACGACAGTCAAACGGTCAAGGTCCGCAAGTATCAAATCTTTTGGGCAAACATAGAGGTCATGAAGGCGGCAACCTATGCCAAGCCGCCAAAGGCCGATGTTACGCGCCGCTTCACCGATAAGGACGACACGGCTCGCCAAGCTGGCATGATGGTGGAGCGCTGCATTGATTTTACGTTTGATTCCGAAAACTATGACGGAAAGTTCAAACTCGTTCGAGACGATTTCTTACTCTACGCTCGCGGTCAAGCCCGTGCCGTTTATGAGCCGGTCATGGAGACGGTCGACATGGGCGGCGGCGAGGGCGATGACCTCGACACGGCCGACGCCGAGGGCGTCCAAGCAGCCGGCGAAGAAATAGAACGTGACGCCGAGGAAGAGGCCGGGTCCCATGAGGGCGACACGTCCGAGGACAATGACACTCCGGCCTCCCAAGAGGTTCTGAAATTCGAGCGCGTCAAGATTGTTTTCGTCCATTTGAAGGATTTCGCGCACGACGACGCGCGCACATGGGACGAGGTCACTTGGGTTGCGTTCGCCGCCTATCTCACGAAAAAAGAGGTCGAAAAACGCTTCGTTGATGAAAACGGCGAGCCGATGACGGACGAGGCCGGCGTTAAGATTTCCGAGCGCTTGGCCTATAACAACAAGTCGACCGACGACGCCGGCAAAGACGATAATCTTGAGAAAAAGGCCAAGATTTGGGAAGTTTGGGACAGGTCCGAGAATCGCGTCCTATGGGTTGCCGAAGGCTTCGCCCATGCCCTTGAGGAGGACGAGCCCTATCTCAAGCTGACGGGCTTCTATCCCTGTCCTCGCCCGGCCTATGGGACTTTGACGAGCGATTCCCTCGTTCCGCGCCCTGACTACACCTATTATCAGGATCAGGCCGAAGAAATTCAGCAATTGACCGCCCGCATCGCCGCTCTTCAAGATTCGCTCAAGGTGGTCGGCTTCTATGCCGGGGGACCGGACGGCGCCGGCTTCCCCGAGCTTGAGCGCGCGGCGACGGCGGGCGTGGAAAATCGCATGATCGCCGTTCGGAATTGGGCGCAGTTCGCGGCCAATGGCAGTGTGCCGCCCGTCATTTTCTGGCCCGTCGAAATGGTCTCTCAGGTTTTGGAGGGATGCGTTAAGCTCCGCGCGGCGCTGATTGAGGACGTTTACCAGATCACCGGGATCTCTGACATTGTGCGCGGCGCCACGGACCCCGACGAAACCAAAGGCGCGCAAGTCCTCAAATCTCAGCATGGCTCCGCGCGGATGCGAACCCGCCAAGAGGAATTGGGGCGTTTCTGCCGCGATTTCACGAGGATCGTCGGCGAGATCATTTGCAACCATTTCCAGCCTGAGACGATAATGGCCATGGCGAATATGCCATTGCCGACCGATCAGGAGGTTTTGATGCAGCTTCAGCAGCAAGAGGCGCAGGCCCGGCAACAGGCGGCCATGCAACAGGCCGCGCAGCATCAGGCGCAGGTCGCCGCGGCCATTCGGCAAGCTCAGGCCCCGCAGCCTGGCGCGATGGCATCGGGAGGGTCTCGCGCCACGCCGGCGCCCGCGCCCGGTGCACCGGCCATGGGAGCTATACCGTGATGCTCCCTCAACCCTCTCCGCAGCCCGCTGGCGGCGCTCCCCCCTCCCCGCCCGCTGGCGGCTTGCCACAAACGCCGCCCCCTGCCGCGCAGCCGTCCCCGCAAGCCCTGCCGCCTGGGGCGCCGATCACCATTGATGCGGTCATGCGCTTGCTGCGCGACAATCCCGCGCGCCGCTTCCGCATGGACATCGAGGCCGACTCGACGATCGCCGGGGACGAAGCGCAGGAGAAAAAGGACCGCACTGAGCTTGTCGAGGTCATCACCAAAATGGTCGAGACGTGGGGGCCGATCGTCGCCGCGCAGCCACAAATGGCGCAGCTTGCCGGCGACCTGATGCTGTTCGCCCTGCGCGCTTACAAGGTCGGCCGCACGCTCGAAACCACAATTGAGACGATGGTTGCGCAGATGGTCGAGAAGGCCGGGCAGCCCAAGCCGCCGCCGCAGCCGAACCCCGACGAACTTATCAAGCTCAAGGGGTTGCAGGTCAAAACCCAGGCGGAAATCGCCAAGGCTCGAATTGGCGTGCAAGAGGCGCAAATCGACGCGCAGGCCAGCATGGCGGACCATCACGTTGACGCCCAGGCGCGCGCGCAGGACTCTGCCCTGAGCGCGCAAGAGCATCAGCAGGATTTGCAGCAAATGCAGGTTGCGGGCGATCAGGCGGCGGCGGACGCCATGCGCAAAGAGCAGTTGCAGCGCATGCGCTTTGATTCGGCGGTCGATCGCGAGAAATATCCCGGCGAGGACAAAAAGTGATGGGCTCGGCTTTCGGAAAGCTCGGCGTCGGCGCGGGCTTCGCGTTTCGAATGATTTTTGGAGGATAGGCCATGCTCGCCCAAATGAGAAAATTAGCGGTTGGCGCCGTCGCCGCGACCCTGTTTTGCGGCTCGGCGCTCGCCCAGCAGACCGTTTACCCCGCGCCTTTCCCTTTCAATCCTGTGGCGGGCGCGCAATATAATTTGGGTGTTGCCTCGCCGACCGCTCTCACGGTTCCCGCGGGCGCGACCTATGCCACGGTTTGCGTAGTGGCCCAGGCGGTCAATTACGTGACCGACCTCACGCAAACCGTCTCGGCGACCGTCGGGGAGCCTGTCGCGGCTGGCAATTGTGTTTCGCTGTCCGGTTATAACGTCTTGATTGCCGCTCGTTTTTTCCAACAGGCAGCGACCGCGACCATCAACGTGGAATATTTTAAATGAGGCTTCATCAGCTTTACGCGCTGGCGCTCGCCGTCGCGCTATCGCTTTTTCTGGCCGCGGCCCCGTCGACGGGAACAACGGTCGCGCCGATGGTTCCAGGCGCCGGCCGCGTAACCCAATGCGACATGATCCCTGGGGCGCTTGGCTGTCCCATGATGCGCCGCTTTGGCTCGGCGGGGACCTTTGGGCCGACGCCATCGGTGACCCTCAATTTCGCCGGATCGTCCTATAGCGGCTGCGCGGCTCCTACCAACTGCCTGTCGGTCACACGCAACCAGGCCAACGACACCGCGCAGACCGCCGAAAACACGGTCTCCTATTTCGCCGCGAACACGCTGCGCATCACCGACCTCGGCTTGCTGCGCGAGAACGCGGCAACCAATCTTTTGCTGCAATCGCTCAGTCTCAGCACTTCGCCATGGTCGACTTTCTCGGTTGGGACTGGCGTTGCGCCTGTTGTGACCGCCAACGCAGGGGTCGCGCCCGACGGGAACACCACTGCGACGCTAGTTGCTGTCAATCGTTCAGCCTCCGGCTCGGGTGATGACTCAGAGCTTTACCAGCCATGGACCGGCACCGGAACGACTTATTCGGGAGGCATATGGCTTTAGGCGGGCTCCGCAGGGGACATAGGAAAGAATATTCAGATCGCCGCCTACAATGGCACGGCGTTGCAAGGGGTGACCACTATTGCCCTCACTTCGGGCTGGCAGCATGTGTGCATCGTCGGCCCGACGATGTCGGCCACGTCGCAATTCAATATCGGCTATATGGCGGCGGGCGGCCCGACGGGAGCCGTGACGTTTCTCGCCTGGGGAGGTCAGGAAGAACTAGGCTCTCACTGTTCGTCGCTTATCCCCACGACGACCTCGACCGTCACGCGACCGGCCGATATCATCCCCGCCAGCGGCGCCCTTCTCAGCCTGATCGAGAGCGCGGCCGGGACGCTGATTTTTGTCACCGACAATATGGGCGAGTCGGTCGCCCAAACCCTCCTCGGCGTCGGCGCGACCGATGTCGCCGCCCTCGGCTATACCTCGGGAGGAGCGGCGACAAGCGGATGGGGAGGAAGCTCAGTAAATTCCATAGGGACATGGCTTTCATCGAACCCCTATCTGGCCGCTGGCGTCGAATGGGGGGCTGGTTCGAGCGCTATCGCCATCAACAACGGAACGCCGGTCGCGGGAGGCTCCGTTTCCGCTGTAACGGCGGCAAATCTCGGCTCATTCCAAGACGGCACGAACGGCGCCGTGGGATTTTTCACGTCGATCACCGGCTATAATACGAAGCTGGCAAGCGCTACCTTTCAGGGCCTAACGGCCGCGTCGTCGTCTCAGACGCCCCCGTTCCGCGACTTTAGCGCAGCGGTGGCCTATAGCGGCAACCCAATCGCGCCGCTCAACACGATTGCGGCAAACGTCGGCGCGCAATCGTCGCCCTATTATTCCTCGCCGGATACGGTTATCGCGGGCACGATTTATGGGCCGGGCGGCGCGCGAAACGTCGCCAATACGAGCCCCAATCAAGGCTGGCAAAATATTGACCTGCTGTCGGCGACCGCCGTTTTAACTTCACCTTGGACCAACAATGGCGTCATCCTCTCGGCCGGCACCGGCACTTGGGACTCGTCATATCTTCTGCATCCATCGGATGTAGCCGCTGGTTCGACCACCTGCATGTATTACAGCGGGATGACCGGCACGACGGGAACCGGGGGCGACGAAGCCATAGGGCTGGCGTCTGCCCCTGCGGTAAATGGGACATACGCCAAGTCTGGTCTGAATCCCCTTACGCCGATCGGCTATGCGCTCCCGAATATCATCAAGACGCCCTATCAATTGATCATGTTCGTTGCCGTCAGGCCAAACGGGCTAACCATCGATTATTTCACATCGCCTTTGCCGGTCGGAAATACTTGCCCGACGACGTGGACTTTCGGCGGCGTAGCGCTGAATACCGTGTCGACCGATTGGGACTTTCCAAACACCACGCGCCTTGAAGACCCTTGGGTAATCGAGGACGCCGAGGGCTATTGCGAAATGCTCTATACCGACGATTTTGACACGACGTTCTTCGGGCAGAACATCGGCTATGCCACATCTTGGAATTGCGCAGGGCCTCCAGGGACCAACATCAGCTTTACCAAGCGTCAGAAGGCAATTCAGTTGGGCACATCGGCCGCCTACAATGGCGACCCGACCATGCACGAGACGCCGACCGAATTCTATTTCCTTTATGATAGCCTGACGAATTCGGGGAATTTCCCGGTAACCGGCAACGTATCGTCGATCCCATGAGCAATCGAGGCACTTTCGTTTTCCGCAACGGCGCGCTTGTCGAGAAGGGCGGCCCTCTTGATCGGCGGCCGGCGCCGGCCCGCTCGCATCTGCCCGCGCCGATGCTCAATATGGATTCGATCGGCGACTTGCGCAGCATGGCCGACGGAAGAGTCTATTCCTCGAAATCCGCGCTCCGGCGCGGCTATAAGGCGGCGGGAGTGGTTGAGGTCGGCGATCAAGCGCCGACGCGGACCCTCGACAATTCCCGCCGTATCACGAAAAACGAAATCGGCGAGGCCTATCGCAAGGTCCGCGCTGGCTACAAACCGAAGCCCCTCGAATCGGAAAGTTCAACAGCATGGCAGGCCCCGGACTAGAAAACGAAATCGCCGACACGCTCGCGCCTGGTGATGGCGCTTCCGGCGAAACAGCAGCCCCCGCCGCTCCCGAATCGACCCTCGAAATCGCGCGCGCGGCGCTCAACGATCAGAAGGACCGCGCTGAGGGGGACGAAGGTCATTCGGGCGAGCGCGGCGCCGAGCGCGACCGCGCGCGGGCGCCAGACGGCAAGTTCGTGCCGAGGACCGACAAGCCTGCGCCGGATCGAACGGGCGCTCCCGTTCCGCCTGTCGCCCCAGGAACGCCCCCGGTCGCCGCGGCTGATCCCAACGCACCTGTCGTCGAGAGACCCCCAGGCGGCTGGTCGCCGCAGTCGAAAGTCGATTTCGAAAAACTCCCCCCGCATATCAAGGCCGACATTGTCAAGCGCGAACGCGAGATTGAGCAGGGCTTTGCCAAGCTCTCAATCTTCAAGCCTGTGGAAAAATACCACGAAATGGCCTTGAAGGGCGGCACGACGCTTGATAAAGCCTTGGAACAATATGTAGGAATCGAGCAAGAGTTGCGCCGTGACGTTTTTGCTGGCGTGACAAGAGTCCTAGCGAACGTCGGAATCAAAGACCCGAGACAGTTCCTAGTTGCGTGGTCGCAGCGCCTTTCCGGCAATCAGCAGCCGGGCGCTCCTCGACCAAATCCCCAGCCTGCCCCGACCCATCAGACGGTCGATCCCCAAAGAATCATCGCCCAAGTCCGGCAAGAAATTGCGCAGGAGGCGGGACAAAAAGAGCGACTTTCGGTCGTCGAGGCTTTCGCTGCGGACCCATCAAACAGGTTCTATGCGAACGTCGAGGCAAAAATTCCCGGCATTCTGTCGTCGGGAGTTATCGATGCGGCGCTGCCCCTCAAGGAAAGGCTGCAAGCCGCTTACGACATGGCTTGTTACGCCGACGCGACGATCAGGCCCCACATGGGCGCCGCTCCCGCGAGGCGTATCGTCAACGCCCAGGCCGCCGATCAGGCGCGGCGACAGGCGAAAGCTATCACCGGGGCGCCGGCGCGGGGCATTCCTGCCGCGAGCGCTCCAAAAGCGGGCCAATCGGCGATGGAAATCGCGCGGGAGGCCTTGGCGGCCCAAAAAGGGGCCAGAATTTAGGGATTAGGCCATGGCCTCGCCGCAAGTCGTCTCAGTAGATTGGGGTGACGTTGTCACCACGACCCTCGAAAACCGCTCCAAGACGTTGGAGGACAACGTTACGAACAACAACGCCCTCCTGGCGTTCATTCGCAAGGGCGGCAACAGCAAGCCAATCTCGGGCGGCCGAGAGATTTATCAAGGCCTCCGCTATGCCCAAAACCAGTCGTTCATGTGGTATTCGGGCACGGAATTTATCAACATTTCATTGAACGACACGATGACCGCCGCCCGCTTCCCATGGAAGCAGTGTTCGGTCGCCGTTGTGCTGTCGGGCCTGGAAGATATTCAGAACGACGGCGAGGAGCAGATGCTTGACTTGATCGTCGAGCGCACCGATACCGCGGAAGCGACCTTTGACAATGAAATGTCGGCGGGCGTCTATTCCGACGGCACCGGATTTTCTGGCAAGCAGATCGGCGGCCTGGCCCTCCTCGTTTCGAAGGCTCCGACCTCGGGACTGGTCGGCGGCATCGATCGCGGCGCGAATCCGTGGTGGCGCAATGTCAGCGTCAACGCCAATACCGATTCGCGCGGCGTCATCACGTCGAGCAACGTCCAGAGCTATTTCAACTCGACGACCATCGGGTTAAAGCGCAATTCGGATGGCGTTGACCTGATCGTCGCCGACAACAACATCTATATCGCCTATTTGACCTCGTTGCAGCTTATCCAGCGCATCACGTCAGAGAAGGCGATGGCGGGCGCGGGCTTCACGTCGCTGAAATATTACGGCGCCGGTAAAGAGGTCGACGTCGTCCTCGACGGCGGCAAGAACGGCCAGATTCCGACGAACACGGCCTATTTCCTCAACACCAAAACCGTCCTTTATCGGCCGTCCTCGAAGCGAAACTTCAAGGTCATCGGCGGCGATCGGACCAACGTCAATCAGGACGCGGTTGTGCGCATAATGGCGTGGGCGGGTAATATGACTGCCAACAACCTCAGCCTAAATGGCGTTTTGTGGCAGTAAATTAGCGGGCGATGGAGGGGTCTAGGGAGGCCCCTCTAAATTCCCTTTTTCTTCGAAAGGTAAAGCAAAATGACGATCGCTCGGATGCAATTCGAGGCCATTGGCGCCCGCACCGCTCTTCCCGAGGGGCCGTTTGGCTCGGCTGGGCAGTCTCCATTTCCGAGCTTCGCGCCGGGAACCGTGGTCGGCGGCGACACTGGCGCGGAATTTGTCTATGTTCTCTTCCCGGTCGTCGCGGCTCTGACGCTCAATCAGGGCGATGCGGTTGTCTATGACAATTCGTTCAAGGCGATTCGTGCGGCGACGGGCGCCGGCGCGCATCCTTTCGGCGCGAATCTCGGGACGGCATTCTTTGGCGGCACGAAGGCGACGCAGGCCAGCCAGCCCGATCCGGGCAACGTCTGGTCATATACGTTCGTCCCTGGCATGTATGCCATGTGGGTGCAGCGCGCAGGCATTTCGCTTCTTAACTGCGCGACGATCAACGCGCAGACGAAGCCGATCAACACCACGGCGGTCGCTGGCCAGCTTAATCAGCCGACGACGCCGCTCGCGGGTTCGATGGGCATCGCGAATGTTTTCACCTGCGAATTGTCATGGACCTTCACCGGCACGACGGTTAGCGGCTCGGGCACGATCACGGCCGTTTCGCAGAATCGCGGCCTTGTCATCGGGCAGCAGCTTTCGGGCACCGGCATTGCGACGGGCGCAATCATCACCGATATCCAGGGCTCGACCGTCTATATGAATTTGCTCGCGACGGCTTCGGGAACGGTGACGATCACGTCAACGAACGGCGTCGGTCTGGCGACCACGACGAACGGCTCGCCGAACTTGACGAACGTGACCTCGATCGCCGGCATGTATCCAAACCAGACGATCGCCGGAACGGGCATCCCCGGCTCGACGACCATTCTGCAAATCATCGGCAATTCGGCGCCCTACACGATCGTTATGAGCGCCAATGCGACGGCGACGGCCAACAATATCGCCTTGACGACTTCGATTTACGTCGAGGCCTTCCTTAATTGGCCGTCGGTCGCGGTCCAGAACTAACGCGGCGGGGAACGGCTTCTCTCCCTTTCGCGTTTGCAAGCAGGCCCCAGGACGCAAGCCCTGGGGCCACGCCTTATCCTCCCTTGCTTGCCTCGAAAGGCCGCCCCATGTCCTATTTGTCAGACCTATTCGCGCAGGACGATGCGCGCTTTCACCATTTAGACAACGCGACCAAGCTTCTGTTTCTGCACCTTGAAAGCCGCATCGGCGGCCGGGATGGCCAGAGTCCTGTTTCACGTGAAATAGCCCCGAGCGGTCCCGTCGTCATCAAGCCGACGGTCGGCCGCGTTGTGCTGTTTCACCCGCACGACGATCGCAGCGCGACGTTTGCGGCGCTCGTGGCGTTCGTGCATTCCGATTCCATGGTCAATCTCATGGTCTCGAATCAGAACGGCGTGCCGTTCGCGGTGACCTCCGTTAAGCTTGTGCAGGACGGCGAGACGCCCCCCGAAAGCGGGGCCTATTGCGAGTGGATGGCTTACCAGAAGTCGGTTGCATCGGGAGGCGCGCAGCCGGCTCTACACGCCCAGCCGATCGCCCAAAGCGCGGAATGGGCTGCGAGCGACCCCGACGTGCAGCGTGCGGCCTCCAATCAGCAAGACGCGGGGGAAGGCTCTCTTGCGGACATTGACCGCGACCCGGCGAGCGACCACAATAACGAGTGACCGGGGGCGCTTCGGCGCCCCTTTTCCTTTTCCCCCGCGAGGAGCGCGCCTGTGAGCGATGTTTTTTCAGCCTTCGAAACCCAAAATCTCGGCCTCAACGACGTGTTCGCCACGGTCGGCAATAACGGCGTCGACTATGCCGCGATGAACAAGGGCATTACGGCGGTTTTCTTCATGCAAACGTCGGTCGATCAGCGCGCGACCGATGCAGCCGGCACGCTGCGCACGCGCGACGACGAAATGGTCATGCTGCGCACCACCGGAGACCATAACAGCGCGCCTGTTCATCCTGTGACGGACGCCCTGCGCGAGCGCTTCCACGAGGCTTACAAGCGCTGGAAAGAGACCAAGAAAAACGACCATATCGACGGGACGCCGCTTTCCCATTGGCCGATGATTTCGGCCGGATTTTGCATGGAATTGAAGGCGCTCAATATTCTGTCGGTCGAGCACTTGGCCGAATGCCCCGATTCGACCCTCCATCGCATTCTCGACGGCAATCAATGGCGCGAGCGCGCGAAGGCATGGCTCGGGGCCTCGAAAGACGCGGGGATTGCCGCGAGCATCGCCGCGCAAAACGATCGCCTCAAGGAATCGAACGAGGATTTGCAGCGCCAGATTCGCGAGCTTGGCGCGCGCCTCGATGCGCAGTCGTCATCCGCAGACGCGCCGAAGCGCGGCCCTGGGCGCCCGGCGCATCCCAAAGAACAGGCCGCCTGAGCGGGCGCCTATGAGGTCGCGTCATGAGCCTTTTGAGCATCGTCAACGCGTTCCGCCTCCGCAAAAACATGGGGACGGTCGCGACCGTTTTCGGCAACACTGCCGATTCCGGCGTCGCTCAAATGCAGGCGCTCTTGCAAGATGTCGGGGACGAAGTCGCGGAAAGCGATTTCTGGCAACCCCTCGACGTTCCCGCGTCGATCGGCCCCGGCGATGGCGTGACGACGATTTGGCCGTTCCCGATTGGAGCGGCCGACACACCGGCCAGTGATTTCGCCGGCATGTCGCCGGGCCTGCAAATGCAATCGACCGCGTTCCCTTTGCAGCCCATCGTTCGGGTGACCGACGAAGAATTGGCGGCCCTCAAGGCCTTCCCGGTCGGCCCAATTCGCCCGGTCTGGCATATCATCGGCAACACTTTCGAGGTCTGGCCCGCCCTCTCGCTCGGCGAGACGTTGACCTATAATTATTATTCGCCGCGCTGGATTCAGACCGCGGCGGGCGTTCATCGGCTCTACTGGTCGGCCGATACCGATATTTCGCTGATTGATGAAAAAGTCATGACGCGCGGACTCGAATATCGCTGGCTTGAGGCCAAAGGCCTTTCCTACGGGGCGGCGAAAGAGCGGTTCGAGCGCTCGTTCATGCGCGCCGACGGGCGGCAGGATACCTATCGGGAAGTGAATATGAGCCAAGTCCCGCTCGGCGGCCCGAGCGTATGGCCGGGGATTCTGCCGATCTATACGACCTTGACAGGCGATGAATGAGCCGGCGCCGCAAGCAGCAAATGGAGGATGCGGGCGCGCAGGTCTCCGAGGTTTTCAATATGCCGGCCCCGACCTCGGGTTGGTATGTCGGCGATAACCAGGCGCAGCCTCCCCCCAAAACCGCAATCGTTTTCGACAACGCATTTCCCCAACTTGACTACGTTCGCGTGCGGGGAGGCTCGCAATTGTGGGCGAGCGGGATGGGATCCTTCGCCGTCTCGTCCATCATGCCTTGGGTAAGCGGGGTCAATTCGAAGTTTTTCGCCGTCTGCAACAAAGAGATTTACGATATTTCGAGCGCGGGCGCCGTTGGGGCGCCGAAGGTCACCGGCCTCAACAGCAGCTTTCTGCAATATGTGCAGTTTGCCGGGTTTGGGGGGAGCTATCTGGTCGCCGTCGACGGGGTCGATCCTGTTCAAATCTTCGACGGGACCGGATGGAATCGCACCTTCGTCCTTTCCGGGACGCTCAATGCGACGACGACGATTCTCATGGCGTCGACCGCGAATCTGCAAGTCGGAATGGCGCTTTCGGGCACGAACATTCCCGCGGGCGCGACGATCGTCAGCATCAATCCGAACACGAGCATCGTCATCAGCATCGCGGCGACGGGCTCCGGGGCGGAATCGCTCACTTTTTATCAGAATGCGCCGATTACCGGATATTCCGGGGTCGGATTTTCCGCCGTCGCGCAATATCGCGGGCATTTGTATTTCGCCGACGGCCAAACCTTGAATTGCTATTATCTCGGCCTCGCCGCGATCGGCGGCCCGGCGACGCTCTTTCCCCTCGCGCCATTTTGCCTCAAGGGAGGATATCTCATTGCGATGGCCCAATGGGCCGTGAATTCCGGCGTCGGGCAATATCTCGGCTTTGTGTTCATCACGTCCGAAGGCGAGGTTCTTCTCTACAACGGCGCGAGCCCCGCCGATACAAGCTGGACGCTGGTCGGCCAATATACCATCGCGCGACCGCTCGGCCCGCGTTGCACCATGCCCGCGGGCGGCGACCTCCTCATTATGACCGAGGACGGCATTGTCCCGATGTCGAAGGTCATGACCCTCGACCAAGTCGCCCTCGAAAACATCGCCGTGACGAAGCCGATTGCGCCCGCCTGGCGTGATGCTGTCATTGCCCGGGCCGGTATCTCGGGCTGGCAAATCGTGCCGTGGCCCCTGCAATCGATGGCGATCATCAATCTGCCGAAGGAAAATGCCTCGGATTTCACGCAATTCGTCGCCAATTCCCGCACCGGCGCCTGGGCGCGCTATCTCGGATGGGACGCCAATTGCTTCGGCATTTTCAACGACAATATGTTTTACGGGGATTCGGCTGGCAACGTCTGGCAGGGCGAGACGGGAGGCTGCGACGCCGGCCTAAATAATTACACCACCACCATCATGATGGCGTTCTCCTATCTCGGGCGCCCAGCCTCGCAAAAGCAGGTTGTGTTGGTGAAGCCCTATTTTCTCGCCGCGCAACCTGTCACGCCGCAAATCATGATCAACGTCGAATTCAACACCACGATTCCGGCTGGCCCGAACCCCTCGACGGCGCTTGCCGGCGCGCTTTGGGACGTGGCGAAGTGGGATCAAGCCGTCTGGTCTGGCGCGCTCGTCCCCTATTCGACATGGCAGGACGCGCAGGGCGAAGGCGTCGCGATCGGGGTTGTTTTCCAGTTGACGACGAATTTGGGAACGACGCTGCCCGATCAGCGGATTTCTGCCTTCGACGTGATGTTCCAAGAGGGGAACGTGCTCGGGTGAAGAATCGCCTGCCGGATTTGAACCGGCGCGAGGGTTGCACCCCTCCCGAGATATTAACGGGTAGCGACCCCGTCATAGCGCTCGGCTCCGACAAGCGGCGGGCTACCATGCTGCCCCAAAGCGATCGAAGGATTTCATATATCAATGTTCTCCGTTTCGCAAGACAATGCGCGCGCGGCCCGCGCGATCGGCGTCCCTCTTGGCCTCGTTTTTTCTGAGCCATTCGTCGGCCTTGTCGTCCTCGACGGCGAAGAATTGGCCGGCGCGCTGGTTTTCAACAACTTCGATCGGATCAACGTCGATTTATCGTGCACAGTGTTGAAGCCATGGCCGATGTGGGCTATGCGGAATATCGCGAACTATGTGTTTGGCAAGCTCGCCGTTGCGCGGGTGACGTGCGTAACCCCAATTTCTAATGATCGGGCGATCAGAAGCCTTCTGAAACTCGGCTTTGAGCCCGAGGGCGTCATGAAAGATCGCTTTCCCCGAGAGGACGGCATCATTCTAGGCCTCCTCGCCTCAAGGCAGAAAATCTTGAGGCTTTCGAATGATCAGCCAGCCGAGCCCTCCCGACCCGTATCAGACCGCCCAGGCGCAAACGCAATCGAACGAGCAGACGGCCGATTATCAGAGCCAGCTTAACGACGTTTCGCAGATCACGCCTTACGGCAACATTACCTACAATCAGACCGGGACGAGTTCGAGCGGCGCGCCGGAAGAAACAGCGACGACGACGCTTGCGCCAGACGAACAAGCTCTTTCCGATAAAACGATCGCGAATGCGACGGGAAGCGCAAATCTCGCCGGTCAGCTCGAAAACACGGCCTCCTCGACTCTCTCGAATCCTCTCGACCTTTCCTATTCGGCGTTGCAAGGGCAACTCGACAAGGAAAACGAATTCACGATGGATCCCCAATGGGCGCGCAACGATGCGCAGACCCAGCAGACCGCCTACGACCAAGGTCTCGCGCCGGGGAGCGCCGGCTATACCACGGCAATTTCGAACGAGGGACTTCTAAAGGACAACGCCTATGCGTCCGCTTTCGGGCAGGACGCATCGCAGGCTCAATCCGCGCTTACGTCAGAATATAACGAACCTCTCAACGCCCTTTCTTCGCTCGAAACGGGAAGCCAAGTTTCTCAGCCCGGCGTTGGCACGCTGGCGCCGACCTCCCAAACCGGCGTCGCGCCGACGAATGTCGCGGGCATCGTCGAGCAGAATTATCAACAACAGGTCGCGCAAAGCAACGCGGCAATGGGGGGGCTATTCGGCCTCGGGAGTTCCGGCATTGGATTGTTGGGAGCGCTCGCATGAGTCTGCTCGATTTCAATCTTCCCGCCAGCGACCCCAGCAATCCCAATTCCACGTTGCTCATGCCGGCACAGATCGCGCGCCAGCAGGCCATTGCGGACGCTCTTTCGAAATCCGGTTCGGATACGTCGCCGATCGCGAGCCCTTGGCAGGGCGCCGCCCGAATCGCGCAGGCGCTTAGTGCCGCGCTGATTAATCGGCAAGCGAACCAACAATTGAATTTGGGGCGCGCGAACAATGACGCGTTGGAAGGCGCAGCTTTTGGCCTTGATCCGGGGGCGCAGGCCATTCCGGCGACGCCGGGCCGCTCGACGCCCGCGCTCCAAAACTCCGACGCTGCGGTTGACGCGCAGGGCGACGCCGCAGCCGGATTGAGCGGCGCGCCTGCAATCGCCGCAGCGCTGGGTGGCGCGCAGCCTGGGGCCTCTCCCGGCTCGGGAGGGGGAGCTTCGGCGGTCGCCAATGCGCTCGCGCCGGCCGGCGCTGGCGGCTCAGACCCGATGGCGCCGTTTCGCGCCGCGATTGCCGGGAACGAGAGCGGCGGCAATTATTCCGCGCTCGGCCCCGTTGTGGCGAGCGGTCCCTATGCCGGCCAGCGGGCTCTCGGCAAATATGGCGTCATGCCTGGAAATCTCCCGCAATGGTCGCAGGCGGCAGTCGGTCGACCTGTTTCGCGAGAAGAATTCTTGGCCAGCCGGGAATTGCAGGACGCGGTTTTCAATCATCAATTCGGCTCGCTTTTGCAGACCAATTCGCCCCAGGACGCGGCGAGCATTTGGCTAACTGGCAAGCCTCTTGCGGAGGGCGGCGCGACCGCGGCCGATCAACTCGGCACGACAGGCCAAGCCTATGCCGACAAATTCACGTCGCAATTGTCGCCGGCCGCCGCCGCGATCAACGCCGCAGCGCCCGCGCCTGGCCAGCCCGCGCCGTCTGGTGCTGGCGGTCCCATGGCGCATGCCGCCGATGGGACGCCGGTTGCCACGAATGCTCAAGGCTATGCGATCGACCCTTCTACCGGCCAACCCACGCAGAGCGCGCCCGCGCCCGGGCCGCAAGGTGGCGCTTACGCCGACGCTGGCGCAGTCGCTTGGAAGGATCCCACGACTGGCCAAGTCATCACGGCGCCGAAGGGAACGCCGATTCCGCCAAACGCGCTTCCGCCCGCTGGCGTGACGCCGGCCCCCGGCGCAATGATGGCGTCGGCTCAAGCGGCGCCGGGCGCGGGGGGCGCGCAGCCTGCGCCGCCTTCTCCCCAGGCCATTGCTCAACTTGCATCCGCCATGGGCGCGCAGCCCCAGGCGCAACCTCCCGCTGGCGTAGTCGCGGGGGCTTCCGCGCCGGCTGGGCCGCAGCCGGGCGGCGCCGTGTCCGCGCCCCCGGCTGCTTCGGCCCCGCAAACCCCTGGCAATCGTCAGCAATTGTTGGCGCTCCTCGCAGACCCCTATACGCCCCCGGCGCTCGCTCAACTCGCCGAGGCCCAGCTTTCGGCGCAACTGCCGACGCCCCCGACTTTCGGCGTTATCGGCAAAGACGCCGCCGGCAACGAACAATACGGTTGGATCAGCCCGAAAACTCAGACCGTGACGCCGGTCGGCGCAGGGTCGGCGATTGGGGGCCCGGCGCTTGCGCCTGCGCCCGGCGTTCCGGGCACTCCCGCGGCGTCGAGCGCTCCCGCCGTGCCTGTCTTGCCAGGCGGCCCTCCCGCCGCTGGCGCGCCGGCGCCGGGCGCTTCCGTCGCCCCCCTTCCGCCCAATCCGACGGGCCAGACCAATGCGGCGCCTCCGCAGACCGTCGCCGGCTCGGTCGATATGGCGGCTGCTAATGGTATGACGCCGCAAGGCCAAACCTATCTCAACGGCCTTGAGCAATCGGGCGGTGCGAATTCTGTCGTCGCGCGATCGGCGCGCGCGATCATCAATGGCCAAGCGCCGCTTCCCGAGGCGAACGCCGCGACGAAGCCCATCGATGTCGCCATTCGGGACGCCGTGTTCAAAGCGGCGCCGGAATTCAATTCGTCGGTCGCTTCCGCGCGCGCCGATATGGTCAAGCAATTCGGCGACAAGACTTCGCCGACCTCGGCGGGCGGCATGATCCTGTCGGCAAACACGGCCCTCCACCATTTGAACGGCCTCGCCGACAGCGCGGACGCGCTCGGCAACACCGGCTATCCGATCGTGAACGCCGTGAAAAACGAGGGCCGCGAATTGGCCGTCGGCAACCCCGCGTTGCAGGCCTATCAGTTCAACAAAAACGCCCTTTCCGACGAAATAGCCAAGATTTACAAAGGCGGCACGCCGGCCGAAGGCGAAATCAAGGCGATGGTCTCGAACCTGTCTCCGAACATGACCCCGGACGAGCAGAAAGCCGTTTTCTCGAAAGTCTCGACCCTCCTGCAAGGCAAAACCGACGAATTGCAGCGCCAGTGGCAGACCGCTTTCGGCGCGAATTCATCCTATCCGGTCATAGGACCGGAAGGGCAGAAGGTCATTCAGCGGTTTGCGGCTCCGGCGCCTGGGGCTGCTTCGGCCGCGCCCGCACCCGGCGCCATTCCATCTATTTCGAGCCCGTCGGACCCCGCCTATGCTGCGCTCCCGGCTGGCGCGCAATATAAGCGGCCCGACGGCTCGGTTTGGACGAAGAAATAATGGCCGACGCCTGGGACAATGACGCGCCTGCAACGCCGACGGCTCCCGCGCAGCCGGGGACCGCTGCGCCCGCATGGTCGCCGACCGATGTTGCCGCCGAGCAGCCCTATTCCGGCTCAATCCTGCCGTTTTCGCGCGATGCAAGCGGAAACGTCAGTTTTGATCCGAGCGCTGGAATTCTGGCGCCGTTTTACAAAGGGACGAAGCTCACTCAGGACGTTGCGGAGGGCCGCGTTGACCCGACAAGCCCGGCCGGCGTTGCGGCCTCTACGGGGGTCGCCGCCGCGCTCGGGCTGTCCGCCGCGCCCGGCATTGGCGCGGGCGAAGGCATCTTGGCCGCGCCAGCGTTCAAAGACGCCCCCTTTGTGCCGCCCTCGACGGAAGCGCTTCAAAGCGCGGCGAGCGCCGGCTATAAGTCCCTTCCCGCGATGGGAGTGGATTACGCTCCGTCTCATGTTGCGGATTTGGCGGCCCAGGTTCAAGCTGATCCGAGTTTCCCCATTCAGGAAATTGCGCCCCAAACGCATGCGATCCTGAATAAATTACAGGCTGTTCCCCCCGATGGCTCAAACCCTTCCGTCCCTCTTACGTCGCTCGAATCCGCCCGCCAAATGCTCGGGCAGATCGCCCACGATTATTCCCCAGGCCAAGGCCAAGACAGTCATGCGGCTGGGGTCGCGCAAAAGGCCATTGACGGATTTGTGGCAAAGCCTCCTGACGGCGCTGTTTTATCTGGCGACGCCACTACCGCCGCGCAGACCCTCCAAGACGCCCGAGCCAATCAAGCCGCCGCCTTCCGGTCGGATCGCATTAACGGCATCGCAAATAAAGCCGATCTCGCCGCTGCGGCTTCTAACTCAGGCGCAAATATTGGAAATGCAACGCGCCAGCGCGTCGCCGCCCTGCTCGGAAATGATAAGCTCACGGCCGGATTTAGTGACGACGAAATTCAGGGATTGAAGGATGTCGTCCATGGGACGCCGACGACGAACGCCGCGCGCGCCATCGGCAACCTCCTGGGGGGCGGCGGCGGCATGCACGCGGCGAATACCGGCGTCATGGGGGCAATCGCCGGCTATGAGACCGCAGGCGTTCCCGGCGCTGCGGCGGGCCTAATGGCTCCTGCCGTGGGGTATGGCGCGAAAAGCCTCGACAATACCCTCTCTACCGGCGCTCTCTCTGGCGTTGACGCGGCGGTTCGCGGGCGCTCGCCCGTCGCGGACGCCCTGCGCGCCAATCCCTCGCAGGTTCCGCAATCGCTTACGAGGTCGCAGGCGATTGCCAAAGCGCTCGCCATGCAGGCCCCCGCCGCGGCGCCCGCTTGGCAACCGGGGCAAGAATGGAATCCAGCCGCGCCCATGGCTGGCGGGAGCATCTAATGCCCAGGCAAAGCAACGGCACGTATCAGGCCCCAGGCAGCACGGCCGCCGTCTCAGGCCAGACCATTTCGTCAAGCGCCTACAACACGCTGACGGGCGACCTTGGCAATGAAATTACCAATTCCCTCGACCGCCTCGGGCGTGCCGGGATGGAAGCCAATTTGTCGATGGGCGGCTTCAACATCAACAATGTCGCAACGGCCGTTGTCTCGACAGACGCCCCGAACCTTACGCAAATGCAGACGGCGGACGCGACGGTTCTATCAACCGCGCAGGCCGAAATTGCTGCGGCGCAAACGGCCGTGTTGGGGTCTATTGCGGCTGTCGCGCCGACGGGGCGTTTGACTCTGACGACATTGACCCCGATTTTGCTGGCGACCGTCGCCGGCGCCATTGCGATTCTTTACACGCCGGCCAATTCCAATTCGATTCCGGTTTGGAACGGCACGCTTTTCTCAAATTTCCCGTTTTCCGAGCTTTCCAACACGCTCGCGAATTCGTCAGTCGGCAACGCCGGGCCTCTCGCGGCGCAGCCAAACTCAGTCTATGACCTCTTCGTCTGGCAGGCGCCGACGACTTATACCGGCAATACGACGCTCGGCTCGACCTCTCTAACGAGCATGAGCAGCATTACGGGCATCGCGCCGGGCCAGCCGGTCACCGGCGCGGGCATCCCCGCTGGCTCGACGGTTGTCAGCGCGACGGGCACGACGGTTGTTTTCGGGCCGCTCCCCGCCACGGCGACGGCAACCACAGAAAACATCACTTTTTACGCGAATACGCTCACGCGCGGCGATATGTGGTCGAAAACGGCGACGGTCACCATTCCGACCGCGAGCCCGGCAGTTGTCAATTTGACCGCTCACGGCCTTTTGGCCGGCTGTCCCGTTCGCTTTTCTGCCGCGACGTTGCCGACCGGCCTCACGGCGGGCGTCACCTATTTCGTCATTGCGGCAGGACTCACGGCAAACGCGTTCGAGATTTCGGCGAGCGTCGGCGGCTCGGCGATCAATGTCACCGGCGCGGGCTCGGGCGCCATCACGGTGCAGGCGGGAACCGGAGGCTTTGGCGTCAGCAACGGCGCACTCGGCACAGAAAGCCGCGGGACGGCGCAGGCTTTGAGCCTTGTCCAGGGATTCGAGGTCAATACGAATTCGATCACGAACGGACCTCCGGCCGGCTATGGCGTGTGGGTCGGCACGATGATGACCGACGGCGCGGCGGCGACGTGCACGTTCAACCCTGGCTTTGCGCAGGCGCTCGGCGGCCCCGGCTCCGTAGGATTTTGGAACGCCTATAATCAAGAGCCGCTTCTCGGGGTTTCGCAGGACACGGGCGCCGGCCATGGATATGCGGCTTCGGCCTTCCAACAGGGCGGCGGCCCGAGCGCGACGACCAAAATTACTTACGTCGTCGGCGCAAAGGGTCGCCTTCACGCGTCTTATTCGACGGCATATTCCGTTTCTGTCACCAATAGCGCGGTTAGCGCTGGCGTCGGCCTCGATAGCAGCACGGTTGCGCCGGCTGGGATGGAATGGGGGCTCGGGCGCCTGTCCAACGGCTTCGGCAATACCAAGGCCGAGTTGGGAATGTCGGCGGGGCCGCTCGGGGCTCATACCATTTTCGCGATGGAAATTGGGGACGGTTCGAGCGGCGGCACGCTGAATATCAACGCCAACGCCCTTTTGCTGGCCGACCTGATTTACTGAGGAGCCCCCGATGTCTGTCTCAAACCGCATGTCGTCCTTCCTCGCGACCATGAAATGGGAGGGCGGCGCGACGCTTTCGCTCAACCCCAAGGATCCCGGCAATTGGACCTCCGGCAAAGTCGGAACTGGCTCTCTTGTCGGCTCGAAATATGGCGTTTCGGCCCCTGTCGCCGCGCGCTGGTTTCCCGGCGTTTCCATGAAAAACATCACGGCCGATCAGGCGTTGACGATTTTCGAGCGTAATTATTGGGACCCGGTCGACGGGGACGGCCTGCCGGCGGGCGTCGATCATTGCGTTTCCGACGACGCCTATAATGCTGGCCCAGGCTCGGCGCTCGGCCGTTGGAAGCGTGGCAAATTCGCGCCCACATCGGACCCCATCGCGACGATTCACGCCTATTCGGCGATGCGCCTGTCGTTCCTCGAATCGCTCAAGACAGCCAAAACCTTTCTTCCCGGTTGGTCGCGCCGCGTCGCGGGCGTCGAGGCCGAATCCGTCGTCATGGCGCATAGTGCCGGCGCGAAAATCCCGCAGCCGGCACAGAAAGTCGTTCTCAGCCTTTCCGAGCATTTGGCGACGAAATCGAATGAGGCCTCCGATTCGAGCAGCACGCATATGGCGAGTTCCGTCGCTACGGCCGTGAGCGCCGCAGTTGCTGGGATCGCCGTTTCTGGCGCGCAGCCGGTTGCGGCGGCCGGAATCGGCTTGGCCGGCTTCATCGGCGCTGCAATTTTGTATTGGAAAAGCCAAATTCAGGCCGCGCGACGCGATGCGCTCGGCGAGGCATCTGATACAGCGTATAGTGGATCGCCCTCAGAGATTCCGTCATGACCGACATTTCCGCCGCTCCCTTCGTCGCCGACCTCAAGCCCTATATTGACGTGCTAGTCGAGGCGGTTGTCGGCGCGGTCATCACGCTCGCGGCGGCGAAGCTCAATCAATGGACGAATATCAAGATCAGCGATTCTCAGATTGCGCGCCTCAAGGGCGCCGCGGCGACCGAGGCCGGGGTTATGGTCGCCAATGCCGAGGATAATCTCGCCAAGCAGTCGGTGACCGTCAATAGCCCGGCTGTCGCCGCCGCCGCGGCGCGGATTGCATCGGTCCTCCCCGATACGATGGAAGCAGTTGGAGCGACGCCAGATTCGCTCAAAAAGTTCGTGGTGGGCGAAATAGGCAAGCTCCAAAGTCAGGCCCCCCCCTCGCCTGCCGCAGACCCGAAAGGATAAGCCATGTCGCTCGGAACCATCCTCCTCATTCTGCTAGTCGTCGTTTTGCTTGGCGGTTTCAGCGGCTTCGGCGGCGGTCCTTTCTATGGAACCGGCTATTACGGAGGGGCGGAATCGGCCTCGTGCTGATTATCGTCGTAATTTTGGTCGTTATGGGCCGCTTGTAATCGCCGGGGTCGCCCCCGCCTGGCGCTCGCCTTTCTCGGGAGCATTGGAGAAACGAAATGACCGCTGCAACGATTATCGCCACAATCGAGAACGACGCCGACAATATTTCCGCCTCGGTCCTCGCGCGCATTACCGCTTTTGAGACCGCTTTTACAAATGCGGGCCCTGAATTTGCGAAGCTCTTGGGCGACGCCACGGCCAGCGTCGGGACCGTCCTCGCGGCGGGCGCGTCGGTCGCTGCTTCGGCGACCAATCCCGCCGCCGCCGCCGTGGCGATCGGGCAGGCTGTCGTTCCGGTCACGTCTGCTTTCGTGAGCGTCTTCAACGCGATTGAGGGCTTCGTCGAGGGCGTCGAGGGCAAGACACCGGCCGCTGGCGCTTCGTCCGCCGAGGTCGACGGCGCCGCCGCTGGCGCTGGCGTTCGCAATATCGTGGACGCCTTTTTTGACGACATTACCGGCGCTGGCGCTCCTGCGGCTGCGGCCCCCGCCGCTCCCGCCTCGTGAAAATCGCGCGAGCCGTCATCGTTGTTCTTTTAGCGCTGGCGATGGCGGCTTGCGCCCATTGGCCCAATAGCAATTCGGCGGGGTTCAACTGACATGCTCCAATTACTCCTGCACGTTTTGAGCCTGATCGCCACGACGCCGACCGAAAAGGCCGAGCTTGCCGTCGGCCGCATCGTCATCAAATACGCGCAGCGCGGCGCGGCTTATTACGCGACCCCGGAAGGGGAGGCTGATTTTGCGTCCTTCGTTGCGCTCGCTAAGGATTTCGGCGCGACCGAAACGGGGGGCGGACTCACGTTGCCGGCGACCGCTTCGCATCCTCAGACGGTCTATTTGGGCGCCGGCTCGCGTGACGGCGTCGGGGGTCACCTTATGCCCGCTGGCATGTGATGGTTGCGGCGCGCCCAACGAAAGCAGCGGTGCAGCGGGATCGCCACGACTATGGCGCTCTCGAACAGAGAGTTTACGGCGCCGAGCGAAAAATTGACGATCTCAGCGCGCAAATGTCATCGGAGGTTCGCGGGCTTCGGTCGGACCTTTCGACGCAGATCGCCGATTTGGGGCGAGATTTCAAAGCCCAGCAAACCGCGCAGATAGAATCCGGCCGCACGCGCTGGACGCCGATTGTCTCTTCTGGCGCCGCCTTGGCCGTGGCGTTCATATCGATTTTCGGCGTCGTCGGCTCGATGGCATTGACGCCAGTTCGAGGCGATGTTGCCGAATTGAAGCAGGGCGCCAAAGATCAGGCCTTCATTTTCGACAAGAAAATAGACGAGATCAATCAGCGCATGACGCCGCTTTTGACGCTCGCGGACGATCAGAAAAGCAACGTGGTGCGGTTTGCCGCCCTTGAAAAAGCGGTAGACGAAAGATGGTCGAAAGACGCGCAGCACGAATTCGAGAAGCGCGTTGATGAAGTAACCAAGATATATCAGGACTTTGCGTCGCGCGACCTCGCCCAGGAAAAAAGCGATATTGCGATTGTCGCGGCCGATCAGATCAAGCGGCCGGAAATCAATACGCAAATGTCGGCGATGACTTCGCAAATCGTCAGCGGATTGACGAGTATCAACGATCGCTATACGGCGCTCTCGGCCCGTGTTAACGAGGTTCAGCACGAATTTGGCGCGAACTTTACGATGGGCGACGCCGTCAAAGATTTGCAGGCGCAAATTCGGGAGTTGCGGGCCAGTCAATCGACGATCGCGCCAATTGCCCCAATTGCCCCGTTGGCGCCCCTTACGTCCAAATGAGCCTGCAATGGCGCTTGTGATACGATATTTCAAATACGCCCGACGCGACATTGAGATTGCGCGCGAGGCGGCGCCGACTGAGAACCCCGACGACGCTGTCGAATATGCCAAGCGACGGCTGCACGAGATCAGGTTGCAAAGAATCCCCGCCGCCGATGGCGTCCAAATCGAGGACGGCGACGGCAACGTGTTGCGGGAATTCGTTTTCAACGGGCGCGGCGGATTATGACCTGTATCATTATCGGAGATTCGATCGCCGTCGGGCTCGCGCAGCAATTCCCGGCATGCGAGGTCCGCGCGCATGTCGGCTGGCCGTCCGGCAGAATAGCACGTCTGGCCGGGGGCTCGTTTTCATGGGCCGTCATCAGCGCCGGGAGCAACGATCCTGCCAATAGGGCCTTAAAATCGAATTTGGAGGCCCTTCGCGCGCATATCTCGGGGCGCGTCGTCTGGATTGCTCCCGTCAACGGCCGCGCGGCCTTCACGGTGCGCGCTGTGGCGGCCGAGCGTGGCGATTCGGCGGTCGCCTTCGCGCCTGGCGCCGATCACGTTCACCCGCGATCGTATGCCGCGCTGGCGGCGAGCGTGCGCGCGGGGCTCTACCCCTCCCCCAGCAACGCCAGCGCGGCGGTGATCCGATCGCAGATAGCTTTAGCGTCATCGCCGGCGGCGCGAAGGGCAAATCGCGACGCCTCTTTCAGCGCCTCGCGGATGGCGGCGCGATCGGCGGCGGACCGGCAGTCGCTCAACGCATATTTTTGTGGACATGGCCTCGGAGGATTATCGTCAGGATGGCAAGTGCATTCAGCCGGGGCGGCGGATAACTGAGCCTTGGCTGACTCGCGCCCGTATTCCAGATGGGCCTCAAGCAGCATTGGATCGACTGCGTCAGGCTCATACTGGCCCATTTCAGCCGGGGCGGCGGATTTGAGGGCGCGGAGCGCATCAATAGCCCAAGGCTCGATACCCGCGGCATGGAAACGAGAAGCCAAGTCCTCAATCGCCACATCCCGCCCGGCGTCGCTCTGGTCGGGCACGCATTCGATAGCGTCGCAAACCAAGTTGTATATGCGTTCGTTATCTGGACTATCCCCGGCGAAATTCTGGAGCATCGGCTTCGCGGCTTTCAATGCCTTGACCAATTTTCCTTCCCGTCGAACTTGACGCCTCAGCCATGCGTCGGTGTCAGTTCCGTCGATGCCGTGCCTAAAAGCGTCGCTCTGATCGGCTGGCGCGGAGGCAAGGGAGCGGATGTCTTTCGAATCAGTCACGCTGCTCTCCTTCGATTGGTTTTCGCCGATGCATCATAGTCCTCGAACTTCGTCTTTCGCCACAGATGGCGGTTCGTCCAGCGTTGGACTTGGCGCAGTAGCAACGGCGTCCAATCGTGACGAACAGCCGGTGTCTTCTCCAATGCGTTGAGCTTCATGAACGGCTGCGCGTAGGGCTCGCCGCCGCTTGCGATCACACGTTGAATGCGGTCCATGCAAACGGCGAACGGCTCATGCCCGATCATCGTGTAGACTTGTTTCTTGCGCGGCGAGACGTCTTTGAGAATGCGGAAAGCCCGAGCTACGGCGTCTCCCTCCGTCGCTTCATCGAAACCAAAGCGCCACGGGCCTTTCAAGATCGGCCGCCAGCGCGCGAACACTTCGTCATCGAAGGTGGCGGGCTCAAAACCTGAATTAGCGTCCAGCAACGGGACGCCTGCCGCCAGATAGCGGCCGACAATATGATCTTGATATTCCGGCGAAAGAGCCGAAAGGTTATCGTCGCAAAGGACCGGGCGCACCGGAAAGTCTTCAAGCGTAGTGAAAGCTTTTCCGTCCATCTTCGGCACGATGCAAAACCAGCATCCCACCGGGCATCCGTAGCTCGCCCGCGTCGCCATGGGGTTATGCCGCGCGATCGTATCGGGGATGCGCGCTTCGGGTGTGCCGGGCAGCGGGACTTCGCAAATGTCGGCGAGAAATTTTCTTTGTGTGAAGACGCCTGGGCCGCCGGCGACGACTCGATCGACGCCGATCGCGCGGTAATACTCTGCGACCCTGCGCGCTTCCGGCAGGCGCCAAGTAAAGGCGACCGAAATAAATGCGGTTTCGCCTTCGCGCCAATGCGCAACGCCTTTCACCCAATCGCCACGATTAAACTCAATCACCTGGTCGACCTCGCGCAGTCTCAAGCGCCGCTATGGCGTTGGCGAGGATGTCGGGAGGGGTCATCGATAAAGGCTCCTGGGGGGAAGGCTTTGGCGCGGGCCGCGCGCCTCGCGGGCGATAGTTTTGGGCGATTTCTTGAACCCGGCGCTCTCGATTTTCTTCGTCGGAGGAGCCTTCGCGCCCAAATGCGAGGCCTCTCGCGCGAGCGCCTTCGCCAAAATTGGGCGCTGCTTTGCTGTCTCGCGTTCGTGGCAGGACCCCGCGCCGGCGCAAAGAAGTTGAGCGTCGGCGACAGTAAGCTTTCGGCTTTTGTCGATTTGCATCGCGTCCATATCGCGGTGATGAATTTCGAACCGGCGACAGGGGAGGCCGCAGCCCTCGCAATAAACGACGCTCTCGCGGGTTTGCGCGCGGATTTTCTCGACGCGCACAGCGCGGGCGAAATTTCGGCGCGTCATTGGTTAGGGTCCGTAAAGGTCACGTTGTTTTCTGCGCCCCAGCTATCCATGAAAGCGATCATGTCGGCCATCTCGGATATCCCTAATTCGCTTGATGAATATCCCAGCGGCACGATCTCCTCGCCGTCGAGAGAGGGCTCATAGCGGGCCTCTTTCCCAAGGGCATGAAGCACAAGGCACTTCCATGCCTCGGGCGGCAAATCACGGGCGCTGGCATTGCCGGCCTTGAGCGCGGCGCGCTGGCTTGTTGCAATGTCGCCGAGCATCGCCCACATTTTTTTATTCTGAGGAAGCGTGCGCTTTGGCTCTTGGAACGTCACGCGCGTTAGACGGGGCAGATGAAGGCACCAATGGGCGGCCTTATGCCTGATTTCGTCCGTTGCGAGAACGAGAGACGCCTTGGTCACACTGGACCCTTGGTCGGGTTCCCGACAAGGCCGCACATGCCGTGCGTCGGTCTGTCGTAATCGATGGCGAACAAGATCGGCCGCGGGGCTTCCTTCAACTCAAAATTCGTCCACCGCCATGCCATGCAGGCGCGCCCCACACAGTTGCCTTGGCGCGCGTGGGCGGCGCTTCCCAGGACACACAATTTCGATTTCGCTTCTTCCTCGGTCGTTTGCATGGCTCTTAATCTCCAATCTCGGCCGCGCGCATGTCATGCATGTGCTTCAATTCGATGAATTGAGGCTTCGTCAGCTTGTGCGGAATGTTGAGCCTATAGGTCGCGTCGAGATCGTCGATTTCGTCAATCGTCGAGGCCCCGGCGAGGTCAAACTCGAAATTGGCCTTGTGCTCGTCAAAATCGAGCGGGGAGTCGTCGACCTTGATCTCTGTCGCGGGCGCCGCGGGATTATCAGGCGCGCTGGGCGGCTTCGGCGGCTTGCGCTGTGCGGGAGGGTCGGAGGACGCGACCGGGAGGTTAGCCGCGCCCTCCTCTTGCGCCGGGCGATCGACGGGGGGCGCAATCGCCTTGGCGCTTTCGGGGACGGCGGGCGCTGGCGCGCGTGGCGCGCGGCCGTCGTCGATCGAGTGACCTTCCATTTCCTCGGCGGCATAATCGTTGCCAAGCTCCTCGGGGAAGGCGCGGCGAAGCGCGGCGGCCTCGGCGCATTTCTCAATCTGGCCTTGCGGGCGCCGCGTCCACATATCGTTCGGCCAAGGCTTGTCCTTGCCGCTCGTTGCATACGCTTCGATCCAATAGACCTTCGGCCCGGCGAATAGCCCAATGGTTCCGTTCGGCAAAACGCGAGAAACCGTCATCTGCGCCCACATTGGGAATTTGACGGTCACCCCTTTTCCGTCTGCCTTTTCCCACAGTTGGGTGACGAGAGGGCCAAATTCACAGGCGGAAATCCCGGCATATTGCTTCGTCCGCATGGCGGTAGTGCGAAGCTCGGCGATCCCTGGCCAAATCGTATCGATCATCGCGCCGGCTGCGCTCGACCACATCGGGACGATATGAACCGGGCGCTTGAAAATATCGAGGCCGCGCGCCTTGCAATAGGTCAAGGCCATGACGACGGAATCGAGGCTCTTGGCGTTCGGAAAAACCGTGTCGCACAAGACTTTCCAGCGAACCGCGTCTACGCCGTAACCGTCGGCAAGCTCGGGGACATAGGGAAGGCGAGAGACGATTTTCAGATCGCGCGTATCGGCAATGGCGAGTTGTTGCATTTGGGGCTCCTCAGTCCTCAAATCCTAATC